AAACAGATTAATAAAGCTATTTACTAACCTCGGCGTTCGCGTCGATTCTTCTTTAGCCATTAAGATTGTCTTGACTTTTAAGAGATGGTCGACCTGTGAAGGTCACCATGGTCTTAAAAGATCTAAGGTAATTAACCTCGGATTTATCCGGGCATTAATGGGTGTAGAGTACTCTCTTCCAGTAAGTTCAAAATATAAACGTATGGTCAAACGTGCGTTGATCCAGGCGGGTTCATCCACCCTGTCTGCAGTGTTTTGGACCAGTGTTTTCAGCTTCCACAGGCTCTTTCGAGGTCCTGTTGTTTATGATACACAGACATTAACAAAGTCTTTTACCGGAAAACCGATTAAGATTATGCTTTTCTTGCCTAGTCTTATGAAAGCTTGTAATCATCTTCGTACTTTGGGTAAACATTCCCAAGTCTGGTATGCTAATTGGAAATGGCATATCAGTGGAAAGTCAGGCCCTAACGGGTCTATGGCTTTCACTAGGTACTTAGAAGATTTACGCGCAATTCGAAGAAATGGTTTGTACCTTAAGAATCTATTCTTAATGTACTCTCTTCCTCTGAAAAATAGGGAGGAAGCCCATGACTTCATAAGTAGGGCTTATTCTGAGGCTCATTCGAGACTTAAGGATAAGGAAGATTGTTCCCACTCTAGACTTGCCTTCCTTAGTGATAAGGCAGGTAAGACTCGAGTGGTGGCGATGGTAGACATACTATCGCAATCCAATCTTGCCATTGTTCATAACCGACTATTTAGCTTCTTGAGAAATCTTGAAACTGATGGGACGTTTGATCAAGATCATCAGCGCCGCAGGATAAGAAAATGGAGTGAAGAAAAAGAATTTACTTCATCTATTGATCTTACAGCTGCAACCGATAGACTACCAGTGTTATACCAAGCATTGGTGCTTTATAAATTGCACTTGCTATCCTTTAATCAGGCTCTGGCATGGTTGATGGTCGTATCGTGGAGACCCTTTGAAATAACAGGGGTCGGCGGTGAATTAAAGTATACAGTCGGTCAACCCATGGGAGCATTATCGTCATGGCCAGCAATGGCCGTTTCGCATCATGCTCTTGTGTGGTGGGCTTATAAAGAGGCATATCCTTCGTCTAAAAAACGTTTTTCTGATTATGCTTTACTAGGTGATGACCTAGTAATCAGAAATAGACGTGTCTCTGAAGCTTATTTGAAGATAATTTCTGCTCTTGGAGTAGAGGTTTCTTTAGAAAAATCGTTCATTTCTGATTCGCGTGCTGAATTTGCTAAAAGCTTATTTAGATACGGGAAAGACTTAACACCTTTCCCTGTCGCTGAACTTAATTTTACGAACAAGACTGTTTCAAATAACACTCTGTCAATATTGTCATGGCTTAAATTTAGAAAACTTAAGTTGACTCTTTCTCTCCTAACCGGCTTATTTCCGGCTGGTAAGTGG